GGCGATACAGTACGTTATCAAACTGTACGACGATGCAGGGGTGCCGGTTGGCATCGTCACCCCGCTCGACATCGCAGTGGTGCACAAAGTCAACACGCCAAGCGTGGCGACGTTTTCGGTAAACCTCAACGCACCAGTGGTCAAAGATTTGGACTTCGGATACATCATTGAGATTATCCGAAGTGACCCCGATATTGGCATGCAAGCGTATACAGAGTTTACCGGCTTCATACGGTTTTGGGATCGCATCTACGGTCAAAATCCCATCATGAAAGCAACGGCGGTCGATGCGCAGTGCATCTTGCAATCTCGCATCGTTGCATGGTATCCCAATCTGTTGGGCGTGTCGTTCTTCAATACGGCATCGTATCCAACCGCATCGTCAATCATGACGAATCTTTGGAACTACAACATCGGCAGCCTCGCCAACGGCAATCCACCAGTCATCACGGCTGCGCTCACGCGGCGCTACGGCACGAAGTTGCAACGATGGACCGACGGCCGTATCACAACGGCAACCAACGCCACGAACCTCGGCATCGGCTCTGCTATCGAACTGTCATGCAGTGGCGAAAATGTGCACGAGACTATGGTGAAGATTGCGGACATTGGCGGGCTTGACTTTACCGTCAACTTTGACCGTGCGACGCTGGGCTATTCGTTGTTCTACGCTGACAACCTCGGCGCCAACCGTACCAGCTACGTAAAATTCAGCCAAGCCAACAACACCGTCGGCAATCTAAGCCGCTCTACCAATCTCATGAACTACGGCACTTTGTTTCATGGCATCGGGAGCAAGGGCAAAGACAAAAACCCGATACGCACGATTTACCCAACGACCGCACCGACCGGCACCGATTTGCGCGAAGTGTACGTGAAGGGCAGCGACCAAACCACCGAGAATCAACTGCGCAGTCTGTCGTGGTCTCGGTACCGTCGCCAACGCTTCAAAATTCAGTCATACGACATCCAAGTATTGCAGTCGGCAGCGTGGCGCTACGGTCGCGACTATTTCCTTGGCGATCTCGTAAGCGTCGTCACCGTTGGAACAACGACCATCACGCGCAAAATCTTTGCAGTATCGTTGTCGATGAATTCGCAAGGAGTCGAGGAGGTGCGCATTGACTTGGCTGCAAACTGACGAAGCGCAACTAATGCGCGACCGCATGAGCACCGCAGAGCGCAGTGATACTGCAGTGTTCCTCTCATTGACCCGCACCGCAACGCTCAGCATCACCACGGCCGGCGTTATCGTAACGTGGCAAGCCGAAATAGACAGCGGTGGCAACATGACGTGGTCGGGGTCGTCCATTACGTTGCCCATGGCGGGCTACTATGTCATATCCGTTATTGGTACGCTGGGAGTCAAAGACCAAATCACCGGCGACGTCTTGGTGAACGGCGTTGAAGTCGCCACGATGGGCACCGCATCATCGAAGGATACGAAGTTTCGGCACAGCATCACACGATTCTACAAAGCTGGCGACGTCGTACAGTACCGAGCATCGACCACGACCGGTACGATGACGTTGCAAGTGAACACCGAAGACGCGGCGAGTGAGTCGCCAATACTACACATGGTGCTGTTATGATTTACCGCATATACAATCCACAAAACATCACGTTTGCGTACTTCGATGAGTACGGCGAAGAGTACGCAGTACTTCCCGACGGTGCCGACGTCGAAGAGCGTCCGTACACCGAAGGGCAAGCAATGCAAGCACTTCGCACAGAACGCAATCTAAGGCTCGTAAATTCTGATTACACGCAATTGCCCGATGTGAATCTTTCCGAGGCGCAGGTGGAAGCGTGGCGCGTCTATCGGCAAGAACTGCGAGACATCACCGGAAACATCGTGTGGAATGTGACGCAATGGCCAACGAGACCGTAGTATAATGAACTCATTACCGCGGTGTCCTATTCTTGGCAGAACTGCATCGCGGTGATACAATTAGGACGTCGTACGCGGTGCCTTTCCCGCAGACGGTCATCTGCATCAACGCCGCTCCAACATGGGGCGGCGTTGGTGTACAATAAAAGCAGCCCCGGGACGTCCGGGTATTGTGTTATGTCCTGCATCAACGCCGCTCCAACATGGGGCGGCGTTGGTGTATGCAAAGAGCCCCACATCGGTTAAGACGTGGGGACTCTTTGTATCTGCTGTCTGCGCAATGCAAGCCGTTAGGTGCACGCTCGTCAGACACTGCGCCGGTCGTCACCGAGCAGAGCGCACAGTCGGGCTTGATTACGATATCTAATGACCGGCTGTAGTTGCACCTGCATTGTAGCATTCTCAAAATACGTCGAAAACTCATCAAAAAAGTTCTTGACAACATGATTGTATATGGTAATATACAGATGGTTGGGAATTGCATCGCAGATGAAAGGTTACGAACATGCACATGAAGTCAATGAATTTCAGCGGAGTGGTTTTCGCAGGCGAAACCAAGAAAAGCGCATCAGTAAAAACCAGCGAGACCGGCACCGGTATTGTCCGGGTGTCAACGACCGAAAAAGGCGCGCCAATCATGACGGTCTCGATAGATCGCGAGACGATACGACTGGCCAGCAAGGGCAGTGCGTACGCAATGCGCGCAATCGCACGCAATGCTGCAAAAGTTCTTGGCATCAAAGGCGTTGCTCGATACGTCAAAGGTCATACGGTTAAGTGCATAGTCACGGACCGCAAGACCGGCGTCGAGACAACAGTTGCGACGATTTGCATCAGCCTCTAAACAACGGGACCTCAGCGCCGGCCATCGTGGTCGGCGCTTCGCATACACGAAAGGCAAGGCAATGGAGAACACGTACATCACTTGGCTCTGGGCAATGAAGGCAACGACGTATCGCGTCAAGATCGCAACACGTCAGCGCAACGCAGAAGCGACGTACGACAACGAGCAGGCTATGGAGATGGAGCAATCCATACTGCGCATCGTGCAAAAGTCTTGGGTCGGCTCAATCACGCTGACCGCACCGTGTGGCTGTTCGTACATCTTCGAGAAGACCGAGCGCCACGCTGACCACGTATGCGGTACGCATTGGGTGCGTGCGGTGCTTGATGGTGTCATCGATGAGTAAGCCAACGATAGACATCGACCTGATACAGGTCAATGCAGAGATTCGCGAGTTACGCCAACGCTTGGTGGCGTACCTGACGCAACGCGAGAAAGAGCGGTACACCGCACTCATTGCACGGATGGCACAGTTACACCGGGTAATCAAGCAGCGGGACAAAGAGCATACAGAGGCAGAACGATGAAACACACAAACATTAGTAACATCCAACTGTACGCAGTGCAGGCAGAGCGGGCGCTCAAAGACATCAAAGGGGTGGCGCTGTTGTACCGCAACAATCCCAACGAACTCACACGCTACGACCTACAACAGTTGGTCGGCGAGTTGCACGCCAAGACGTGCGCAATGTTGCACTACGCAAGCATGATCAGTCACGAAGAGATTGAAGCGGAGAAAGAGGCGAAGAAGTGACCACGGTTGTACTCGGCGTGGTTCTGATGGCTGTGGTGCTGGTACTTAGCACCGCTATTGTTGAAAGGTGGAAGTGATGCCTGTTTACGTTGTTTTTGGCGGACTGATTGCAGTAATTGTAGGATGGCTGATTTTCGGATACGTGATTATATACGGAACTAGGATTCATCAACTAGCGTTGTTATTGTTTGCTTTGATGATTTTTGTCACTCTTTGGATATTTCAAATATAAATCACCATCGTTGAAAGGCGGAAGTGATGCAACGCTTGGAAATGTACTATCGATGGTTAACGATGCGCGTGTGGGTGCGCTTCGATGGTCGAGGCTACGAAGTCGAAGCGGAGCACGCCGACGGGTCCATGAGCGTGCGGTATTGTCCAACCCGCGTCGATGCGTTGGCGTACGTTGCTCAGTTGCGCAAAGAAGGGAACCGCAAAGAATGCCAATTCTGACATGGATACGCGACGGCTCACGCATTAAGGCAACGCATAAGACGAAGTCTCGCACCTTCGTCTTTACCTGCGGCATGACCTACGCAGGACGGTTCCGCGTCGACGTCTACACACAGGAAACCAAAGCACAACACGCGTTCACCGCTGACACCGTCGAAGGTGCAATGCGGATCGCGGAGCAATTCGCAGCGAAGAGGCCGAAGACATGAGTTATAACCCTGAGAGCGCAGAGCGCTACGTACAGAGCCGCGGCGAAGAGTTCCGCCGCGACCTCTTCGATAAGACGATGACGCAACGCGCAATGGCAGAGAAGCACGGAGGCACGCAGTCGTGGATATCGATACTCCGCAAAGCGTTGGTGCCTCCCGAGCAGCGACGCAGTCCGCACGAAGTGACACCGGAGTTGCTCGCGGCGTTCAAAACCAAAGCCTCGACAAAGAAACTATCGAAGCGGTTCAAGATTCCGTACAACACCTTGGAACGCTTACGACGTCGGCACATTGGCAAGCGTGTCGAGGAATTACGGCTGACACCGTCAGTTATGGCAATACTGCGGTCAAAGTTTAGCAACAAGCGCGCATCGATGGCGTTGGGTGTTTGCAGTAGTTCCGTCTGGGAATGGCGCATTAAACTGGGCATACGGAAACCAACGGTGAAGACCGTCGTCAGCGACGAGCAGCGTGCTATCCTCATCGATTCCAAGACACGGCACGAAGCGGCGCTTCGTCTGGGCTTACCAATTGACCGCATGAAACGTTGGTACTTCTTAGCAAAGGAGGGGCTATTGTGATTCACCGAGACGACCTACGCTACACGGACGACGTCATAGCCACGCTACAGAGTAGCAACCCGCTGTGGTACATCGCCAACGCGCTCAACATCGCTGTTGATGATGTGAAGTACCACTATGCCGAAGTGATGAACATGAGCCACAACGGCAAAGTATTGCCGCTGCGCACCGATGACTCAAACATCACCAGTTTTCGACGGCCACAACGACCGTACAGCAAAAGCGCCATGATGCCACACGATCCGCAGTACTACAAAGAGCGCACCGCTACGCAGATTGCGGACGAACTTGGCAAGCCGGTGCAAACGGTGAAAAACTTCTGCTATCGATGGGGATACACCACGAAGCGTGCCATCATGGGCACTCGGTACCGCACCGACTGGCCAACGGACCCGCAATGGTACGCAGAGCGCACCGCACTGGAGATTGCAAAGCAATTCGGCTTAGCAGTAACAACGGTCTTTCATCACGTACAGCGAAACAGCTTTAAATTGCTTCGCTCGTATCGGTACGTCGATTGGCCAACGGACCCGCAATGGTACGCAGAGCGCACTACTATAGAAATCGCCAAGATACTCAACAGCAACAGCGACACGGTGCGAGCGCACTGCAAAAAGAACGGATACACCTTTAAGCAGTTCCGCAAACACATCAAATGGCCCGAAGACCCGCAATGGTACGCAGAGCGGACGCGCCAAGAGATCGCGGATGAACTAGACGTCACCTACACTGCGGTTGCGCGTCGTGTTTGGACGTATCGCATCAAATGCAAGAAAGATGCAAACTCGACACGCCAACCGCTTGACACTGAAATGTATATACGGTAATATACGCACATACCAGCACGGCACAGATGACCGAGCGGTACAAGAAAGGCACTACGATGAAACACCTCACCCCAGCCGAAGCCACCGAGATGCGCACCACGATTCGCCAACGCTCGGACTCGTTCGTCGAGTTCGCTCTGCAGATTGCAGAGAAGACCGGCGACGTGCTTGCAGTCGAGATTTGCAAAGCGGAGCAATCCCGGCGCATCTCCGCTGCCATCTTGGCGACCGTCGCACCGATGGCTCCAATCCCTACATGGAAGGACTAAGATGCCAACACCCCGCAAAAGCGCTGCCAATCCCGACCGCACGTGGTACCGACTGAGTATGCACTTTGACGTCGAAGCAATGGAAGCGCTGAAGACACTGACCGAAAGACTCACGGAATCCTACGGTACCAAGGTTTCGATGAGTCAGGCACTCCGGATCGCAGTAATTGACACCGAGCGTGAAACACGCATCAAAGAGGAGAATCACGATGAGCTTTGAACTTGACCTGAACGAACTTGGATACACGCCAGAACGCGAAGAGACCGGCGATGGTATCCCACGGATTAGTTGGCTGTCCACCACGAAGACCAAAGGCGTCGTTGGCAAGTTCTACGCACGTGAGACGGCGCTTCCGTCGCTGCTCGCACCGTGGACGCACGACGAACTCTTCGACGACGAAGCGGGCTTCACTGCAACCGACCTGCGCATCATCGTACTTCGCACGCGCACCCAAGCGTACAGCGAAGAGACGAACAACGGCATCCGCACCAAGACTTGGCACACGCACTGGAAGCCAAACGCAGGCATGCGCTTGTACACCGAGATACTTTGCTTCATC